AAATCTAGAACCAGAAAAAATACACTTAAAAACAAATATAAAAGAAAAAAAAGTTTAAAAAAGAAAAAGAAAAAGAGTAAAGTTTAATATATTCCTTATTTTTAAATAATAAATTTGACTTAAATAGTAGTTGAGATATAATATATGGATGATGTATATGTTTTACTTAAAGGGAGTGAATGGGAAGATATAATTATTTTTTTATCAAAGGAAGAAGCTATAGAAAAATCAATAAAATATCCCTTAAATGTAGTTGAAATATTTAGTAAAACAAGTAATGGATATATTCCCACTTATAATTATTATAAAAATGGAATACTTTTTCAAAATAATTTATATGATCACGTTTATTAGGCTTGCAATAAATATGGCAGCATGAATGCAGCTAAATAAAAATGTGAGCAAATTAGTAATTGAATTTTAATTAAATGAATTAAATTAAAATTCAAAAAATTTTTATCTTTAGGCATATTATAAAATGGGAGGTGGTTTAATGCAATTGGTTGCCTTGAGCGAGCTATAGGGCAAAACAGTCAGGTGCTATTGTGGTTTCACAAATACCATGATAGGTAAACACTGTAAATTGTGATATTTATACAGTTCATTTTAATAGACCTCCTTTGTTAAAATTGTATAAATAATATAACTGGCTAGTGATTCTTGGTGAATCGCGACATTCTCAAATTGCGGGGAACTCCTTAGAGTCTTAACTACCAAATTGTCAATGGATGGAAAACATGATGATGGCCCCGGATAACACCCGGTAGCTTAGGGTATGGTAAAAATGTTAAGAATTGGATAATCCGCAGCAAAGCACCCACCAAATTAAATACTTTTGGGTGAATGTTCAGAGACTAAACGGGAATGGGGTCCATATTGGGCCTTAAGATATAGTCCAGCCCTTTAGGAAACTTTAGGGACCAACTGACGGCGCGCAAGACGTTTACTTGACTGGTAACCCCCAGATTACTTTCTGGAAGGTTACCTACCGACGATATACTAACTTCTCAATTGAATCTATTGAGCAAACTTTCAACGGCCAGGCTGATTTTGGTCGTCGTGTTACCTGCACTATTAGCCGAAACGGTGATCTCTGCTACCGCACTTACTTGCAGGTTACTCTGCCCGAGATCAACCAGCTCATGGGCAACGCCGTGACTGCTAGCAACTTGGCTCGCAGTGTTTACGCTCGTTGGCTTGACTTCCCCGGAGAGCAGCTTATTGCTCAGGTTGAGGTTGAGATTGGTGGCCAGCGCATTGATCGCCAATACGGTGACTGGATGCACATCTGGAACCAGCTTACCATGACTGCCGAGCAGCAGCGTGGATACTTTAAGATGATTGGTAACACGACCCAGCTTACCTTCATCACGGATCCCTCTTTCGCCGAGATTGACGGACCTTGCGACTCTATTGCGCCCCGGCAAGTTTGCGCGCCCAGAAACGCGCTTCCCGAGACCACCTTGTACATTCCTTTGCAATTCTGGTTTTGCGGAAACCCTGGGCTTGCTCTGCCTTTAATCGCCTTGAATACTGTAGGGCTGAAAAGCGATATGCCTAAGACATTTGAGCACTGTTTTAGGGAAAATCATTTAGAGACTCAAATGGTTGATTTTAACCATTCTCAATCGCTAGTTATGTGTTGCTAAAGATGCAACATGTTGCAACAAGACCAAATTGCGGGAAGTTCCTAAAGTTGTAAAAATAATATTTTGGTTAAAACAATATAAATACAGCGCAATAAGTGGTAATATGCTAAAGATTTGCACGAGATGTAAAATTGAACAAGATATTTCAAATTTTGGATTATTAAAATCATCTAAAGATGGACATAGATGTGATTGCAAACACTGCAGAAAAGAATATAGATCTGCAAATAAAGAGGTAATTCAGAAACAGCAAAAAGATTTTTATAATAGCAATAAAGAATCATTACTTGAAAAAAATAAACTTTATCGCGAAAAAAATATCTTAGCTATTAATGAACAACGCAAAGAATACAGAAGTAGACCAGAAATACAAGAACATGTTAAACTTAAAAACAAAGAGTATTTGCCAATACGAAAACAAAAAATTAAAGAATTGAGAAAAACTGATGTCAACTTTCAATTGAGTGAAATTTTAAGAAGTAAAATACATAAAATGATACATGGAAAAACAACTTCATATCAAACAATAATTGGATGCGATATCATATTTCTAAAAAAATGGTTAGAATTTAGATTTGACACACATATGAATTGGCAAAACCTCGGAACATACTGGCAAATTGATCATATACTTCCTATAAATGCGTTTAATTTTTTAAAAACCTCAGAAATAAATGTCTGTTTCCATTGGACAAATTTGCAACCTCTAATAACCTATGAAAATCAAAGCAAATCTGATAACTTACAAATGCATTACTACTTTAATAATATTGTAAATGTATGCCGTTTTAACTTGAAATATAAAAATTTTGAAGGGTACCAAGCTGTAAATGAAAGTTTGCAGTGGCTGAGAAATAAAGAACTCAGGTATGGTAAAAACCCCACAAATGATTTAGCTATTGCTAATGAAATGGATAATCCGCAGCCAAGCTCCTAAATTCGCTATGATAAGAATATGGAGAAGGTTCAACGACTAAACGGTTTTGGGTCCGAGGTATCTAATCAATATCTATGACGGCTTAAGATATAGTTCTACTCCCTTATGAAATATTTAAATATACCGAAAGGTAGGGTAAACGTGATGTACAGTATCACGAAGTGAAAATCAACCTTGATATTCGCCCAATTGATGAGTGCTTGTGGGCAGTTACTTCTCTCAGCTGCAACAACGCTGCAGGAAACCCGGCGTCTAACCAATACAACATTGGAACGCCCGTTACGGCAACCATTGCTTACAACCAATCCCTCGTGGCTGCCTCTTTGTACGTTGACTATATCTTCCTTGACACTGACGAGCGCCGCCGTTTTGCGCAAAATCCGCATGAATATCTCATCGCCCAATTGCAATTCACAGGCGACGAGTCAGTCGGATCGTCATCTAATAAGATCCGCTTGAACTTCAATCACCCCGTGAAGGAACTTATTTGGGTTGTGCAGCCGGATCAGAACGTGGATTATTGCTCGTCCCTTTTGTGCGATTCTACTCTGTTCAAGGTGCTCGGCGCTCAACCGTTCAACTACACTGACGCGTTTGACGCTCTCCCCAACGCCATCCACGCTTTCGGTGGGCCTGCCGAGACTGCCGGTGCTGGCGCCTTCATTGATGCCCGTGGCCTCTTTGAGCAGGCTGGCGCGCTGGACTCTTACATCCCTGATGGTTTCACGGGATACTGGCACGGAGGTGACCACAACAACGCCTACAACGAGCCCAATTTCGGTGGGCCGGCTGTTCCTATCGGCCCTGGCAACCCGGATGTTGCTGCCGCTCTTGCCGGCCTTGGCGTTACCAAGCAGGAGTTTGAGTCCAAGCCGCACATGGAGGGATCGTCTGTTTCTGATGCCGGAACTTTCGTCCTTTCGGAGACCTCTTTGGACATGCACTGCTGGGGCCAAAATCCCGTGGTCGTCGCCAAGATTCAGCTCAACGGCCAGGACCGATTTTCTGAGCGCGAAGGATCCTATTTCTCGTGGGTTCAGCCCTTCCAGTGCCACACGCGCTGCCCGGATGAGGGCATCAACGTGTATTCCTTTGCCCTGCGCCCTGAGGAACACCAACCCTCAGGCACGTGCAATTTCTCGCGTATAGATAACGCTACGCTCCAACTTGTGCTGTCAAACGCCACGGTTGAAGGCACGAAGACCGCCAAGGTCCGAGTGTATGCTACCAACTACAACGTTCTTCGTATTATGTCTGGCATAAACTGTAACTATAACTCCTGTGCCGAACAGTTGACTGCCATGTTAGGTATTTGCACACTAACATGGATAAACAGTGTAATGCAAATATGTTCTCAAGCAATATTTATGAGAGCATTATATAATCAGCTAGTCTCTTTCTGACTAAAAGAGGCAACATTTCTAAAATGCGGGAACATCATGAAAGCCTTTTCTACTACTTTTTTACGAGAAATTGTGAAAAATACCCGGGATAATGACCTAGGGCATAGTAAAAACGAAAAGGATTTGACAATCCGCAGCCAAGCTCCTAAGTGCGCCATTGCAAGCATATGGAGAAGGTTCAGAGACTATAATGGAGTGGGTCTGAGAAAGCTAGCAACTTTTGATGAAGACTTAAGGGATAGTCCGGGTTCTTATGTAAGTAAGAATTTCTAACCCGGGGAGGGTTAGCGTATAGCAATTAAAGTAACTAACATATTTATATTAATAATTGAAATAAGAATTTAAAGAAATCTATATTATATAAGTTATAATATGGAAAAACCTGTTTACTCTA